ACTTAAAGTTGTCAAGGAATATGGAAAAAGTCCTTGGAATTTGATTAAGAAGTTTGAAACTAAGGAACTATTCAGAATAGTCATTGTTCCGTCTGAATATAATCTCTCTTCTCCTCTTTGGTCCATCGCTCTGTTACCAGTTGCTCCAAAGTTTCTAATCTGATCCAAACTTTCTGGGTAACCAAGACCTCTCATCCAGTTTTGAATTTCCATAAAGTTCTTCAAATCTTCATCAACCAAAAATCTGATTGACAAATCGCCAAACTGCAACTTGTCACCAGGACGTTCAATGTCCTTAAGGTACGTTGGTTGAACAGCAACGCCAAGATCCAATGAAGGAATATTTGCCTGGTTGCAGAAAAAAGCAACTCCTGGAGTTCTCTCTAAAGTAAACTTAAAACCAGTAGGAGTTAGGAAATTCCTATTTTCAATTGGGTTGAAATCAGCCATCGGTTTTCTAAGTATTTAGATAAAAAAAGAGGGTCCCGAAGGACCCTCTGTAAAATGTGTATCCGATGGATCACATGAGGTTCTTAACAGCAACGCGACGATAGTAGCGGTTAGCGTTAACAACCAGGTTACCCAGTCCTTGGGTGGTTCCTGCTGCGAATGGGTTAGCGACCATGCCGTAGCGGGTCTTAAAGCCAATCTTGGGCTGGAAGGAGTTCTCTCCAACTGCACGAACCATCTGAAGAGGAACGTATGGGCAGTAGAACAGACCTGCGTCATAAGGTGAAGTACCCTTATAACCAACGACGTAGTACTGGTTGCCGCTGTCGCTTGCTGCGTTAGCAGAAGTGAGGTTTGCAGCATAAGGATCGATGTATACACGATACTTACCTTGCAGAACACCAGCGAAGGTGTTACCAGTGTCGTCAACGTTCAGGTTAGCGTTGAGTGCTGGGGTGTAGTCAAGTACACCAGCCATGGTCAGAGCGGAAGCAACGTCTGCGGAACACAGGATGATGTTGCCCTTCCCTCTACGAGTTCTTTGTGCGATTGCGTTCGCATCTCTCTCGATTTGGAACAGAAGACCCTTGAACTTCTCAACAGACCAGCGACCGTTGGAGTCGATGTCAAGGTCGAACTCACCAGCGGTTGCAACGTTAGCAACAGCGCCCTGCTCAGCAGTTTTGTAGATGGTTCTGATGACTTCGCGGTTGATTTCAGCGAGGATCTCAGTTGACAAGATGTTTGCCAACTCAGCCTCAGCGTTCAGACCGTGAATCGCCTTGAGGTCTTGTGCCAGTTCCAGGGAGTACTCAGCTTTGAGTGCTCTGGACTTTGCAGTCACAGTAACTTTATCGATGCTGAATGCCATCTCGTTGAACTGATCGGTGACGCCGAGGTTCTCAGCATCATCAGTTCTCATGCCCTGACCAACGTTATATGCTAGTTCGTCAGCAGATGCGGTTGGGTTGAGGACGGAAGGATTGCTACCAGACTGTGAGGTAGTACCCATACCAGAAGCAACACCAGACATGCCAGTGGTGTTGTTGAATCCAGAATCCTGTCCAGAGAATGCAGTATCTGCTTCGTTGAACAGTGCTTCGGTTCCGCTCTGGTTGGTGTAGCGGGAACGCATTGCGAAGATGAGTCCAGTAGGACCGCTCATTGGTTGAACGCCTGCGAGGTCATAAGCGACCAGGTTAGGCATTGCGCGTCTGATCAGGGAGATCAGAACGGGGTCGAAACCAGCAACAGGACCACCTGCAGCTGCGTCTCCACCGAATCCACCACCAGCACCAGCAGCGTTAGCAGCGTTGGTTGGGGTTTCGTTCAGGATTCCGCCTTGGAATGCTTGTTGTTCACGGAGGAACTTTTCTTGGTTTTCTAACAGGACAGCGGTTACTGCTCTTCTGTGGTTATCCTTGATTGGATCAATACCATCATAGTCGAGAAGTGGTGCCCACTTTTCCTGCAGATGCTCGGATTGGAACATTTGCTTTTACCTTAGTTTACGTTTGAATCGATAATTAAGAAATCACTTTTTGCTAACAGCACCGAGTGTTCTGAGATAGTTATTCATGTAATCAGGTGCATGACCTGTTGCATCAATATCTACTTCCTCAGAGAGGTTCTCAGTCTGTGCTTTTGGAGCTTTCTTTGCTGCGAAGTAGGACTCCTTCAGCATCTCCAGTTTCTCACGATATGTTTTTGCACTTTCAAACTCAACACTTTCGGCAAGTGAGGCGAGCTTCTCTTTTTGACTGAGGGCAAGACCTTCAGCTACTTCATCAAAGATACCATCTGCAACCGACTCGGAGAGGCGGGAATTCAGGGTGATATTCTTCTCAATCTGCTCGTTGAGTTTTGTCTCCATTTCATCAAGTTTTTCTACCATGCTCTCAAGTACATCATATTTCTCTTCAGGGATGGATACATAATGTTCTTCAAAAAGACTCTTCATGCCAGAAAGGAAGGATTCGGACATTTCTGCCTTCAGACCGCTCTCAATGGCGAGTCTGTTTTCGGTAACCCATTCCTCAGCGACGTACTCAAGATAAGAATCTACTCTTTCAGTCAGAGCAGACTTAATCTCGGTAACTTCTTCTACGAGGCGCTCCTCGTATGCTTCGTCATAAGCGGCAACCATTCCTTCCTTGATCTCTTCGACCTTGGAACGAAGTGCTGCCTCAAAGATGGTGCGAGCTTTTTCTTGGAATTCTTCCGAGAGCTCTTCACCTTCAAGAAGGGCGCTGACATCTTCAGAGACATCAAACTCCTCTTCTTCTTCGATCTCTTCTGCCTCAGCGACAACTTCCTCTTCGGACTCTTCCTCTTCAGCAACAACCTCTTCTTCGGTTGCTTCTTCTTCGGATACGACTTCTTCTGCTTCTGCGGTTACTTCCTCGTCTTCTTCGATTACCTCTTCAGAATCGAGTTCTTCCTCTTCCTTCATACCCTTCATTGCATCCGCAGACTTAGCGCCTTTGTTTACAACGTCGCGTACCTGCTTGAGGGTTGCGCCTGGGGTTTTCAGCTTAGCTGATTCGTCGTCAGACTTATAGTTGTCTGGAGTAGGACCACCAAGATCTTCATACGATCCCGTCTGACCTGCTACTGCGCCAGGAGCAAGCTTCTGCATGGGATCGCCTGCCTTTGCACCAGCATTGACAGCGGTCTTGGATTGAGTTGTGCCTGCTTCCATTTCCTGTAAGTTGTTGTCACTAGACATTTGAGACTCTCCGATTAACCTTTGTAATTTAATCTATATTTATTTATTATTTTTAAAAGTTGAACTGTATATATAGCGTCTTAAAGATTATTCAGGAAGTCATTGAACAGGTCCAACTTCTTCTCTTCTAATACCCTTTGTCTAGATGCTGCTTCAATTCTCATTTGTGTTTGTTGAGCGAGTTTTTCGCGGAGGATACCTCCATCCCAAACCCATTCTTTACCCTCCATGATGCCTTGCACAAAAGCATCAGGAGCAGATGGATCAGCAACAATGTCAGCAGCAGTTGCTAACATGAAGTCCTCACCAACTTCCTTGTAACCCGACTTGACGTTATCTCTCAGAGAACCAATTCCACGAGAAGATACGCCGAGTGTTACGCCATCTTTGAGAAGTGCTTCTGCAATCTTACCCATAGGGGTATGCAGAATTTGTGCTTTACCGATAAAGTTATTACCGTCCTGCTTGAGTTCGGTAATTTTGTGCGATACTCTATCGAGGTTTACGGTTGGACCATCGGGATGACCCAGTTCGCCAAGTGCTCTGCCCTTAGCAACATAATCCTTAGAATATCTCTTCACCTCTCTTTCCATGATTGGAAAGGGATACATTCTACCGTTACGGTTGACCATCTCACTTTGAAGGAACACGCCCTTAATGAACATGTTCTTCTTACCATTAACGGTCTCAGTGAGAACTTCAACCTTCTCAATCTCTTCTCTTATCAGTTTCATCGCTGAACGTAATCGAGTATTTAGTTATTTATTACGGTTCAGTCTTCGACCTCATCTTCGCCATCAAACATACCGTTTGACACCTCAGGTCTCAGTGCTTCTACCTTCTCCGAAGTCTTTGCATAGAGCAAATCTTTGATCTTATCAGAGACGTTCGATGGAGATTCGTCACCGATGATCATATCTAAAATGTCGTCCATTGTTACAATGTGGATTACTCAGTTATTTAGGATAAATAAAATAAAACTTTTTTGATGGATCTTCCACATATTTACTATACTAATGTAACTAATAAGACTGAACGCAAAAAATACATGGAGAGTCAGTTTCAGACTCTGGGGTTGAAGTATACAAGAATACCAATGGAACCATTTCCAAAAGATGGGACTTTTTTTAAATGGTATTTAGATGACTTAAAAGGAACATACTCAAAGAATACCTGTCATTACATAAACATAGTTTCTGCAAGTCTACTTTTATT